GATTCAGCATTGCGGCCAGGTGACTATTGCCATCTGCAATGTACTGGACATAGCGAATACCCTTTTGACTAAACCACTCAGACATCACGAAGTCATCGTTTACAGAGGTACACCATACCTCATCGATACCCAGTGCAATCATATCAGTCACTGCATTCTCAAACCCAGGCAGTTGCTTTTCAGAGCAAGTAGGAGTGAATGCACCAGGCAGACCAAACAGAACAATGTTCTTACCACCGAAGATATTATCGGTAGTTTCTTTTACAAACTCACCGTCCTTTCGCAGAACGAGAGAAACAATAGGAAAGGGGTTAGACATAATTACTCGATGTTGATGTTGAATGAAATGCTGACTCTAGGATCGTCAGTTTTATTTGGGCGTGTCCCATGCTGTAACCAGGCAGGGAACAAGAAGAGATCGCCGTCTTGTGGAATAATCTCCATGCTCATAGGTGTCATCTGTCCTTCAGGGAAGGCACCATTGTACACCATAGCGTTTGGATTGTTGAAGGTGATACCTCCTTGATCCTCACTGACTCTACAGTAATAGATGCCAGCAATATCATACCCTGGGTGAGCATGAATGTCATGGGACTTACCACGTTCGGCAATGTTGATCCATGAGCATTTGATTTTAGCAGACTTTTGTTCTTTATTCTGCTCGGATTTATTTGCTTTGATGAAACCCAGATACTTTCCTAACGTTTCATAGATACGTTTCTCTAGATTCACTAGGTTGTATTTGCCAATCAGATCGTCTTCAATCTGCCAGCTAGGTAGAACATTACCAACCTTAGCAACCTGTTTGTCTTTCTTACAACCTCTATAGATGTAAGATACACACTCTAGGTCACCTTCCTCTACTGCTTTCAAGATAGGTACAATCTCTTTCTGAACCTGGTGATAGTTCTCCTCTGGATGAGCAGGTTCACGAATGATTGGACAAGGGAAAAGATTCAATAAGGTCATAAGATACACATGACAGGACTTGAACCTGCACTCTAGAAAGAACCAGTGCCTAAAACTGGCGCGTCTACCAATTCCGCCACATGTGCAGGAGAGAGAGAGGCGGTCTCGCGTAAGGAGACACATTTTAGTTTACCTCTCTCAGAAAAGGGGGTCATAAAGACCATCCCGACCAGGGCGATTTTAGAGTCTTCCCGAGACTTGAGGGTCATAATGACTCCACCACCCTGTCTTTAGAGAACAGAGAAACTCTTTTGGTTTTATAGCGCACGTCGCGCAGGATAACCATCTAGTTTATAGTCTATTGGCAAAGACTAGGAGAAGGTAATGTAATCATTACCACCCTGTTGCATGTCAAGTTTCACAGGTTCGGCAGCACCGTAATTATAAAGACCCTCACTGATATTATAGTCAGGGTCATAATAATTGGCGCTACCTTCAACATTGAAATCGACTACAGGTTCCTCAATGTCGAGTTCTCTACAGATAGCAGAGACACCTTGGAAGTGTCGCCACAGTTCTGCCTGAGTACCAGGACCGACTTCATTGTCAAGTGCATACTTGACTGCATCTTTCAATGCATTGCGTGCTGAGATCAGGGGATTCATCGTGCAGATACCTCGTCTTTGATGTAACAGGGAACGGTGTCAGGGTCTAACCATTTGGTATATTCAAAGTCCTCCATGGCAGTAATCAACTGCATCTGGTTGTCTAGAAGATACATGTCTTTGTAACGACCAGTGAAGGAGTCAACCTTCTGGATGCGATAGTCGGGTTTGTCATTGAGTTCAATGGTGCCAACCTCAACATAACGGTATGGAAACTGTTCAAGCAGGACTTTGGGTTTCATAATTTAGAATAAGTCGAATTCAAGTTTGTCGATTAGGATGGCGTAATCCTCGTCAGGATTACCGTAGAAGTCTACACCTTTTTCCTCGTAGTGTCTATAGACTTTTTGGAAAATGGTAGGATACTCGATGTCGAGATCTACATCTCCAGTGACGGCAGAACGTAATACGTCCGACACTGGTGCGAACTTTTGTATTGTAGTCATACTTATCCTAAGCGATGAACAATATCCCCATCAAGGGGAACGGGTCAGGTAGGGATCGAACCTACGACCGACCGCTTAGAAGGCGGTTGCTCTATCCGCTGAGCTACTGACCCCTGAGATACTGTTGATCTGATCTGAGAGTCTACGAGCAGCATCGTACGATCCTTGCTCAAGTAATTCTTGAAGCAAATCAATGTACTGGTCTAGTTCAGACTCTTGGTCAAAGTCTTGGAAGAATCCGAAACTACTCATGGAAAACTCCTCTTGACTACCCTGTCAGTATAACAGGGCGTGTGCTCTGCTGTCAAGAGCAGGTGCCACCTCGGAAATAGTCTTTACGCATGTACCGACCCAGGATGTTGCTGTTGTAATACGCTGGCGATCCATCTGCTAGTTCCTCCGTGAGTACATTATTTAGAAATAATTGGCGGGTCTCTTCAAAATTGCATTGACCCTTCGTTTTATGTAGGCTTAGTATAGTCCTTTGAAAGTATTGTTTCCCGAACTCCTTGACATCGAGGCGTATCTCATCAGAAGATCCGTAATATCTCTTCCAGTCGCTTTCACTTCTAACTCTCCGATTTTTACCTCTAGGCTTTCTAAATGACCAGAAGTATTTCCGCCCAATGTACCGCTTAGAGTTGACCGTATTAGTAATGCAGTAGACAAAACCGTACAGGTCGTCAATATCCTTAGATAGAAAAGGGGATCCTTCAAATAACCAGGGGTTTTCATAGTCAATCTGTGTCTCCGTCGTCATCATTCAATTCCTCATAGGATAACCCATGAGAGGCATACTTATCAGTATCTATGTATGCCTTTGTATCTGAATAAACTTCGGACTTGATCTCTGATAGTAAAAATTCTAGATCTCTTATAAGGATCTTTAGATGTTCTCTATCCATCTCTGAACCCCTCAGTGTTAGTCTATTGTTATTTACCAATGTTGTCAACCCCTCCATTCTTGAAGGATATCCAGTACCTTGCTAATCGCCTCGTGATACCCATCATGCCACTCTCCAGACTTGTCTTGATGCTCTCCGTTATACAACGCTGTCTTTAGTTTGTATAGACGTGCTTCTAGATCAATCTTGGTCATAATTCCTCTAGGCATTGAACAACTAACATCGTACCACTATGTACACAAAAAAGCACCCCCCGAAGGAAGTGCTTGTGATGATATCAAAACTTATGCAGTAGAATGATCTCACCATAGAGTAATGACATTGCCGCAACACAACTCAGGGATACGATCCCAGTGATTTGTAGTGCTTCCATGACATCACTTTGTATAAGTGCGACCGCGATAGCAGAAAGTGCCATGCACTTCTTCGCCTTCTTGCTTGACTGGACAATCAACTCCACGATACTTGGTAACGTGGATTTGTGCGTCGTGCAGTGCTGCTGCCTTGTCGATTTGCTTTTTGATGATAGTAAGTGTGTTCATTTGTCGTACCTGAATGAATGGGTGATTGAACCTTCTCTCGTTTCCGAGGATCCGTTTCCCGTTCCTTCAGTCGTTTGCGTCCCAGTTACATTGAGGTGTTGCGTCCTTTATGGTTTCAACAATCTCAGTTCTGATAATTTTACTCATGCCATCATCTGCTTTGACACGACCAATAATATTGGCAGCATCAGTGCAGTTTAGATTAGCATATAGTAAAAATTCAATCATGGGATGAACGCTCCGTTCCGCGACTTACTTGCGTCCCACCCGAGAGTGGGATGAACGTGTAGGTGTAACGAATTGCTACACCTATATTTATACGATCACATTGCGTTCAATGTGATACACTATCTACCACAGTTAGTAGACCGTGAGCATAAAAGAAGAGGAGAACCCCTCCGATTGATGCTGATATCAGTGTAGCAGTTTTATTGTGGTTGTCAATAGCTCGATCAATCAGTCTCTGTACTTCTCGTTTCTGATTGGGACTCAGATCGTCGAAGTTCTTGTCTTCGAGCATAGTCCTTGTCCCAAATAAGTTCCCAACCAGGGTCTGCGTCTGCATCATTATGCGTGTCAAGAAGTTCATTGTAAACCTCATCTAACCATTCGGTGCTAGAGAGCAAATCCTGCGAAGGAGTTTGCTTGGACATCTTGCTTGATTCCTCCGATGACATATGACTCAATCTCCGTTTCTTGAGGGGCATTCTGTTGTCCCTTAGAGTTCAACCAGTGCTCTGTCCAGGGCAGAGGGTTGTTCTTAGCAGGGATACTATAGATAGGCTTGATACCAATCGCCTTCATACGACGGTTAGCAATCCATTCAACGTACTGTGACAGCAGACGATCATTCAGACCAATCATACTACCATCCTTGAACAGATACTCTGCCCATGCCTTCTCTTCATCAACAGTCTGCTGGAACATCTTGATGACGTTCTCTTCCTCTTCAGCAGCGATCTGCTGCATCTCAGGATCATCACCCTCGCGCCACTTGTTCAGGATGTTCTGAGTGATCACCAGGTGTTGATTCTCATCACGGGCGATGAGGGATAGGATCTTTGCAGAACCTTCCATGAGTTTGAGTTCACCAAAAGCAAAACTGCAAGCAAAACTAACGTAAAAACGGATGCCTTCAAGGATGTTGACATTTGCTACTGCACGATAGAGTTTACGCTTGAGTTCAAAGCGATCATATTGTCCAGAGACATGACCATCTTTGGCAAGTTCCCACATTGTAGTGTTGTCATACTGATGTGCATGTTCAATGAAGGAATCGTAAGACTCCGTAACACTCTTAGAACGATCGATGATCTTCTCGTCGTCTAGGATAGTGTCAAACACTTCACTGGGATCTGGATATACATTCTTGATGATGTATGTGTAGGAGCGACTATGGATCATCTCCATAAACTCCCATACATTCATGCACGCCTCTAGTTCAGGGAGTGAACAGTAAGGGATAAAAGCCATCCCAGGACCACGCCCTTGTACAGAATCCAACATGATCTGGTACTTGAGGTTGGACGTGAAGATATGGCGCTGTTCAGGAGTGAGTTGAGCATAGTCTGCACGATCTTTTTGGAGGGAGACCTCCTCAGGTCTCCAGAAATAACCCAGTTGCTGTTGAGTCAGACGATCAAAGACTGGGTATTTGAATGAATCATATCTCTGGACTCCCAGAGGTTTACCGAAGAACATCGGTTGCTTCTTTGTATGTACTTTTTCTTTGTTGAATACGGTCATTCCTTTTACCTCAGACTTTGCAACTGTCACAGTCAGCTTCCTCCGTTTCGAGTAGTTGTTGAATCAATACTTCCACATCATCAGTGCCATCTTTCTTAGCATCATATGTATTTTGATAATACGATGTCTTCCATCCATACTTGTAAGTATTGAGGAAGTCTTGTGCCATCACAGAAACAGGCACTTCATTATCAGGATAAGACTCTGGATTGTACGACCAGTTACCACTGATCGCCTGATCAAAGAACTTTTGGATCACTGCTACAATTTCAATGTACCCTTTGTTCGATTCCATATCCCAGAGCAAAGTGTAGTTGTTCTTGAGAGAATTGTACTGAGGGACAATCTGTTTGAGAGGTCCCTTTTTGCTCTTCTTGATGGACAAGTAGTCTCTAGGTGGCTCAATTCCATTGGTTGCATTTGACACAACGGAACTGCTCTCCGATGGCATCTGTGCGGACAGTGTTGAGTGCCTAAGACCGTGGGTGGTGATATTAGTCCGTAGAGAATCCCAGTCATACTTGTATACAGGCGATACTAGTTCATCTAAGTCCTTCTTGTATGTATCGATTGGGAGAATTCCATCGGCGTACTTGGTCCTGTTGAATTGATCGCATGGACCTTTCTCCATTGCGACAGCATTGGAAGATTTTAGCAGATAATACTGGAATGCTTCGGTCAGTTGATGCACTTCAGTGAGTGCCTGCTTGTCATCATATTTGAGACCACGCTTGGCGAGGTAATGTGCCAGACCAATGTATCCAATGCCCAGAGAACGGCGTGCAATGGTGCTACGCCATGCTGCATCAACAGGATAATCCTGATAGTCAATCAGTTCCTCTAGACCCCTCACAGCGAGGTCACAGAGGGTTTCCATTTCATCGAGATACTTGAGTTTGCCCACGTTGATGGCAGACAGAATGCACAGAGCAATCTCTCCAGCATCATCATTGATGTGACTGATAGGATCAGTAGGCAGAGTGATCTCTTGACACAAGTTCGACATGTTCACCTTGTCCTTGAAGGACGAGTGTGAATTACAATGGTCAATGTTCATGATGTACAAGCGACCAGTCTCTGCACGCTCCTTCAGGAGGTTGAGGATGAGTTCCTGAGCGTTGATAGTCTTTCTTGGAACAGACTGATCTCGTTCATAACCCACATAGCAATCGTCAAATGAATCAGTACCAAAAGCGTCATAGAGACCTGGTACGTCATGCGGTGAGAAGAGGCTAATCTCTTCATTCCTAATGAAACGCTCGTAGAAAAGTTTTGAAATCTGGATTGAGTAGTCAAGTTTGCGAACGCGATTGTCTTCTGTACCTTTGTTGTTCTTCAGAACAATGATATCTTCTATTTCTTGGTGCCAGATAGGAAAGTGGACAGTCGCTGACCCACCTCGGATGCCGTTTTGTGTGCAGCATCGGACAGTTGATTCAAACTTTTTG